TAGATAATTTCACCAGGGAAATCATATTTAGTTTTAAATACAGGGAATGGTGAACGTGCTCCGTTATATGTTCTAGTGTTATAACCATCAAAACCACAAGGTAACGCGTCTATTGGTGCTTCTTCATTAACCTCAACCATAACGTATTTAGAGTTTAATTGGTATTCACCATCAACAGTACCTATTTTTTTAGCTACATAGTTATTTTGATTTGGGTCCATTGAACAGTTAGTAAATTTCTCAATAACTTGAGGTGCTGAGTCAGTATCAAAATAATCTCTAACTAAAATATCAAAAGTACCATTACCAAATGAAATATTTGCAATTGAAACTTTTACTTCAGTGTTTGCTGCGTATCCATCTGAAATTGTTGTAAATTTGAATAAGTTATAAACTTTATTACCTCTTAATTCCGAAACAACCCAAGGTGATTCAGGTGACTGATATTTTTCTAAATAGAAACCAATTGATGATGGGTCACTACCTTGTCTAGCATCAGGTAATGATGTTAAATCAGGACTTAGACCTCTAATATACCCTTTTCTCCAAGCGTAATTTAATAATGCTTGATATCTTTCCTCAACAAATAATGGAACTGAAGTTTTATCTTTACTAAAGTTACTCATACCAAATAATTTAGTAATGTATTTTGAATCAGAATTTGATAATGATGTTTCAAATGAGTAATTAGTTCCGGTTCTACCTGTTGCGTTAATTAAGAATGTTAAATAAGGGTTTTTAGTAACACCCGAATAAACACCTGACATATCTAAACTAACTTGTGTTAATCCTGATACTTCATAAACCGCACCGTCATCAGTACTATAATTCGCCAAACCTCTTGAACGTAAAGTAGTAACAACTAAATCGTCGTAATCTTTGTATGACTCACCTTCAAAATAAATAAAGTTACCAACAATTGTTCCACTATAACAATTAGTTACAGTACCTGTGTCGATTGTACCTGTAGTACCTGTTGTTGCAGGATTACAAGCATCGTCATTAGTTACACAAACTAACCATTCGTTAGTAATTGTACCATCTTCAGAAGTTAATGTGTACGTTAAACAAGTTGTGAAATCATTAGAAGTAACTTCACTAACTTGAGATACACCACCAATCTCAACATTTGATGTACAAGCACTAAATGTTGACACGATATCAGTTTCTGAAACCAATATATTATTTGGTAAATAAGCGTAAATTTGTTTTGTATTGTAATTAATATTACCTACTGTTGATGTTATATCGTCAATTGTTAAAGTTGCCGTACCATCACCACCTGTTATTGTAACTGTGTCACCAATTTGGTAACCTGTACCAGCAGAATAAATAGTTGCTCCTGTTATCACACCACTACCATCAACTGTAATATCAACTGTTAAACCAACACCGTCACCCGTTGTTGTAGTTGCAACGTCATTAGAATTTGAATAAGTAGAACCACCGTTACTAATTGTTGAATCAGTAACGTGACCATTAATACTATAGTTGTAGAATGATGCACAATTTGACGCACTTGACGTTAATGTTAATCCTGATACATAAGTGTAAAATGATGAACCTGTATATTGACCACCACCAATATTGTCAAACATAGCGTAGTACCAAGCATCATTTAATCTGTCTGTATAATCAATTTCTTCTGAAATTAAATTAGTCACCTCAAAAACGTCAGTTCTTGCTGAATAACCGTTATCAGTATTACCTGTGTAATAATCATTAGGAACCGCACCGAAATAATAAATTGAACTACCCGATGTTGATGGTGTTACCATCGTATTAAAAACTTGTGTTTTAATTTGACTCATTAATGTACTAACATCACCATTAAATTGTTCAAACGGTAAGTTTAATTTTGCATTTAATTCAGGTGGAAATGGTGAATCATTAGTTAATGAAATACTAGTAGTACCATTAGTACAACCTGTAAATGTCATAGTAAATGCTGAATTCAAAAAGTTTGTACATCCTGAAACACATGGTTCAATTTCTTGATACGCACCTGGTTCACACATAGGTACTATAGTTGTTGGGTCAACATTCGCTATCGTTTTAATTGACCAAGAAGGACCTGCATCATAACCCGAAAGGCCTAAAATTCTTGTTACAAACAATTGGTTAGATTGTTGTAAATAAGACTTAGCAATATACGAAGCCTCGTATTTAGGGATTTGGGTGTTCACGAATTTCTCAGGTGATGTTCCTCCAAAGAAAGTTGAGAATTCATCAAAGTTACGGATAAAAATAGGTTCAAACGCAGGACCTTTTAAAGTCTCACCTACGATACCTAATGTAGTTACCCCTACACTTTGAGATACGAAACTCAAATCAACTTCAGAAGTGTAAACACCTGGCGAAACGAATACTTTACTGTTTGTTGCCATTATTTTTTGTTTTTTTTCTAAAAAGATTTATTTATTTCATAAATATTCTGAAAAAAACCAAAATACTTTACTTTGTTCGAAGTATTTATATTTTAGGTAGAATATTTTCTTCCTTTTTTATACTATGTCTGACGATAATAAAAAAGTAAAAAACTTAAAAATTAGTGAGGAAGTTCACGAAATTTTAAAAACCTATTGTGATAAAAGGGGTATAAAAATATACCGATTTTTAGAGAAGTTAATTATTGAGAAATGTAAAGATAAAAAAGATATTTATGGTGAAAACTAAAGAAGTTCATTGTTGAATAATATCGTCGATTCCAAAGTATTATCTTTCTTAGTAACAACTAATCTTAAAACATCATTATGGTTTATTTGGATTTGATTAACATCATTTCCGTAATAGTTATTGTTTATATATACTTCAAAAGTATCAACATTTTCAGTATCACCTAAATTTAAATTTACATTGTAATCATATAATTGTGTTATAGTATTGTTACCAACAATAAATAACACACTTACTTCGGTACTCTTTGGATTTGTGTTTTGTTTATATTGTTTTCTTGAAATATTCGTGTCAACCTCATAAACCTGTAATAAACGATTTATCGCTGGTGACACTTCGTACTCATTCTCATCAATTAAAAAACCCATTAACGTAAAGTCATAACTCTGAACATAGTATCTTCTTTTTTCTAAATCATTCACCGATTCGTCAGAAATATTTGAATTTATTATTGGAATGTAATGACCTTTAATGTTTCTGTACGCTTGTCTTGAAGCAAATTTTTCTAAAATAACTTTGTTAAATTCATTTAATTCTCTCATTCTATTACATACAATTTTAACTTGATATTGTATGTCTACCGGAACAGGTTGTGGAATTTTATAAATATCCGTACCGTTTCTCTGTCCATCCCAAGTAGGAACTTGAGCATAAAAATATTGTCGTCTGTTTGGAATATTATACACCGTAGCAGGGTTAGTACCAAATTTAACTTCAGGGATTCTAACTACAGTAATAAATGGGGGTTCTACGTTTTTATCTAAATTTTGGATATCCCAAGTTTCAACAAACTGTGCCCAATTTTGAGTTGTTACCAATATATCAATCATTGGTATTGTTTTACCATCAATTGTTGTTTTTAAATCTTCCTTAACAAATTCTAAAAAACCCTTATCCAAATCAGCATGTAATAGTGATTTGGGTAAGTATGTTCCATCACGATTAATTTTTTCTAATAACTCATATCTTCTAGGTAATAGAGTTATTTCATCCGTTAATGGTATATGTTTTTTAATATTATTTTTCTTTGGTAATCCCATCTTCGTTATTATGTCCGCATTTATGACAGATATATGGGTCATTCCCACCGTCATCTAAACTCCAATTCCAATTACAACGGTCACAAAAAACTTCGTTATTTATAACCCTCTCAATTAATTTGTATTGTTCTTCAGTGATTATTATTTTCATAACCCTCTAAATTCATTATTCGTAACAGGTGAAGCACCAATACTACGATAAAATGGTTTGTAACCACCGTATGTGTGTTTGTTATCAGAAACAATCCTACCATCATTATTTACCGTATAATATCTAACAATGTCTTCAGTTTCATAGTAACCAATATAGTCACCAAAATTAATATCAATTCCTAATTCATCTAAATGTTTTTGATAAACTCCGACTTTAATATTACCAGGTTCAAACTGTTCTATTTTAGAATTACCAATCATTTTGTTCTCAGG